CACTACTACCGGTCAGGTTAGAATTACTGGTGGACTTGGGGTTACTGAAAATATTAACTGCGGAGGAACTCTCAATGCAATTTCTAAGTCATTCTTAATTGATCACCCAACAAAACCAGGATACAAACTACAGTATGGTTCTCTTGAGGGTCCTGAAAATGGAGTATATGTAAGAGGAAAACTAGTTGACTCAGATACTATTGAACTTCCAGATTACTGGTCCGGACTTGTAAATGAAGAATCAATTACTGTTACATTAACTCCAATTGGAACAACTCCGGTTCTACATAGTGTAGTAAGTACAAGTATTTCTGAAGTAAAGGTAACAAGCGTTGGTGAAGTTAATTGTTACTATGTTGTTTACGCAGAAAGAAAGGATACTGAAAAACTAGTTATAGAATTTGAGGAGGTTTGATAAATGTCTATCGCCGTAGGAAAAACGACCATTGTTACTAATGGTCTTAAAATCTTTTACGATGCTTCTATAACATCAAATTATAATGCTCTAAGTGAAGTTGAAGTACTTGTTGTGGGAAGTGGAGGAGGAGGCGGCGGCCGACATGCTGGCGGCGGTGGCGGAGGTGGAGTTGTATATAAAAATGCTTATAAAGTTAGTCCTGGAGTTAATATTGCAGTTACAGTAGGTCTTGCTGGAGCTGCAGCTGCTTATGGAGGTCGTGGTGGAACCGGAGGTAATTCTATTTTTGGTAACATAACTGCTTTAGGCGGTGGCGGCGGAGGTGGGTACTCTAATGGTGGAGCTACAATAGTTGGTGGATCTGGTGGATCTGGTGGAGGAGGTGCAGGAGCTGCTGGATTACCTGGTGGAAATGGCAGTAGAGGTTCTGGTACACCTGGACAAGGTTTTGATGGTGGGGATCCTCCTGGTTCTGGATATTCAGGCGGCGGTGGAGGTGGTGCTGGTCAACAGGGAGAACAATCTAGAGAACCTTTTGGGGGTAATGGTGGAGATGGATTGCCCTTTACTATTTCTGGAACTTTAACTTGGTATGGCGGCGGTGGTGGCGGCGCCGGCAATGGCAATGTTAGTATTCGCGGTGGAATTGGTGGTTTAGGTGGAGGCGGCAATGGCACAGGAGCTTACAATCCCGCTCAAGGAACTGCAGGAACTAATGGTTTAGGTGGTGGAGGAGGAGGATCTAGAGATCAAGCTGGAACATTGGGTGGAACTGGCGTAGTAATTGTAAGATACCCTGGTCCACAGAGAGCCACTGGAGGTAACTCAATTAATTATCTAGATGCTAAGGGTCATACAGTACACACATTTACACAGTCTGGAACATTTACGCCAAATAGTGCAGTTTTATCTAATGGATCAACTGCTTTTGGATTATTTGATTTTAGTGGAAATAAAAATCACGGCATTGCTAGAAATGGTCCAACTTTTCACAGTGCAAATTCAGGATCTATAGAATTTGACGGAGTTGATGATCAATTTGTATTACCTGCATCTTCTATCCCTGAAGGGGAAGAAATAAGCTTTTGTGTATGGAATTTTGGGATTGATACAAGGCAGTCTTCTATTATTGAGTGTAGAAGTGCTGCAAATAACAGAACTTTAAATATACACTTACCTTGGTCAAATCAGATTGTTTATTTTGATACCGGCGGCGCCGCCTTCGTTGATAATAGATTAACATTTAATCCCACTAACGCACAATATCAAGGATGGCATTATTGGTGTTTTACAAAAAACTGTTACACTGGAAATAAGCGTATTTACTTGGATGGATCTTTAGTCGCTAGTAGTGGAGGAAATTTTTTTAAACTTACCAAAACCGCACAAGCAAGATTGGGTTCTTATGCAGTTGATAACACATATCATAGGGGAAGAGTTGGAATGGTAAAAATATACAACAGAGAACTCACTGCTGCAGAAATAACAGAGAATTTTAATTTTTCAAGATCTAGATTTGGATTATAAATATGAATTATAGTGGGCTTTATTTGAGTAGAGGTATAAATTAATGGCATTAAAAAGTTCTTCTGGAATAGTTTCTAAGGGACTAGCAGCCCTCTATGATGCTTCTAATGCTAGAAATTTTACATTAAATGAAATAGAAGTTTTAGTTGTTGGAGGCGGAGGCGGCGGCGGTGCTAATCATGCCGGTGGCGGCGGCGCGGGCGGAGTAGTATATAATAATCGTTTCATTGTTACTCCTGGACAATCTATAGTTGCAACAGTTGGTTTTGCAGGAACAGCAGCTTCAAGTCCAAATGGAAATCCAACTGGTCCAATTGCTGGATCTGGAGGCCCTTCAGTTTTTGGAAATATAACTGCCCTTGGCGGCGGTGGCGGCGGTAATAGAAATGACACAGGTAGTGGAAATCCCGGACAACCTGGCGCCTCTGGTGGCGGTGGCGGCGGCGCGCAAACAACATATTCAGGAAATTATCCTGCAGGAAGTGGAACTCCTGGTCAAGGAAACCCTGGTGGTACGGCTGTTGACCTTTATGGCGGAGGCGGCGGAGGTGCAGGAGCAACCGGTAGAGATGGATATACTTCAGGAAACAATCAAAGCGGAAATGGAGGAATTGGTCGCGCTTTTTCAATTAGTGGAACACTGAAATATTATGGGGGTGGTGGCGGAAGCGGATATGGAGGTAATGTTAATGGTGGACTAGGTGGATATGGAGGGGGTGGATCTGGTGGTGTTCCTGTTGGAGATAGTGGTAGATCCGGTGCTCCTAATACTGGAGGCGGCGGTGGCGGCGGTGGTGCTGGAGGCCAAGGTGGTAGCCCTGGAGGAACTGGTATAATTATAACGAGATATCCAGGACCACAAAAAGCTACAGGTGGAAATACAATTGAATATATTAATGGATATACAGTCCATACTTTTACAAGTTCTGGCACTTTTATTGTAAATGCAGCTGCAGCTCCAGCTAGTGGAGCTACTGTAAATGGATATCAAAATTTAGTATCAGAAAATGCAAGTGCGTTAAGAGTAGGTAGTCCAACATGGACTACTTCTAATAATGGATCAGCCGTATTTAATGGTTCCGGTGACCGATTAGTAGCCGGACCTCTTCCAGGAGATTTTACAGAATTTAGTGTATTAGTATTTTTTTACCCAACTAGCGTTGTAAATTACCGAAATGTTATAGATTGTAATTTCCAATTTAATACTCAAACCGGAAATGTTGGACCAAGATTGGAGATGAATAGTAGTGGAGGTATTGCTTGGATTATATCTGGAAGTATAAATGATAATAACACTTATAGTGCAGTTGCTGTTTTGGGATCTGGGTTATCAGCAAATAATTGGCATTTTTCTGCAATTACAAGAAATGCAGGTCATAAGATGAGCACTTATTACAATGGGGCAATTGTAGGAAATGAAGTAGATGCTCCTGCAGGATTTGTAGATAAATTTACAAATGTTGCAATTGGTAGAGGATTTCATCCTTCTTCTGATGCTGAAAGATCTTTTGCGGGAAGAATTCCTTTAGTGATGATTTATAATAGGGCTTTAACTTCTGCGGAAATTTCTCAAAATTATAACTTTTATAGAGGGAGGTTCGGACTATAATGGCTAACTCAGATAAAAATATACTCATAACTCCAAATAAGGGATTATCTGGACTACCAGACATATCTTTTACTGGTTTTGGAAATACAACGATAAGTTTAAAAGTACCAGATGGAACTACGGGTTCAATCAGATTTGAATCTAGTGGAACTAGTTTGTTCACGATTGATACAAATCAAACTGGAAAATTATTGTCTATTTCTGGAACATCAGTAATTCCGTATATGGATGTTGATAGTGGTGGTACAGTTGCATTAACTCCATCCAATGGTTCAGTAAATGTTTCTGGTGATGGTATTGTATTACCTGGATATGAGACCTCTGCTCTCCCATTAGCTCCCACTCCAGGTCTTATGGTTTATGATAATACTGAGAGAGTTCCTAAAATTTCTGATGGGATAAGTTGGACAACTCTAGGAAAATCTATTGTCAAAGAAAATTTAGTGTTCTGGGTGGACATATCAAGAAAAGATTGTTATAACCCTTATGTCAATAGTACTCAAGTTAAAGATTTAGCGAGCGGTTTTGTTGGATCTTTCAATAGTTCTCCAACTTTTGATTATAGAGATGGTGGATCATTAAATTTTGATGGGGTAGATGATTTTGTATCTTGGGACACTTGGAACAATATTGCTGCAACATCTTGCACAATCAGTGTTTGGATTAATCCAAGTGCTATAGCATATCCAAATCCACCTGGAGGTAGAAGTAGGGGATCGGCTATTGGAGCTTTTGTAGATGCATATCTAGGAATTATTGAAAGCACTGATGGTAATATTTCATCTGGAATACACTGGGCTATTAGTAGTTTGTCGGGTAGAAACAATTTAAGTCCATGGAATGGAAGAGTTCCTCCAAATAAATGGACTCATCTGACTGGAATTTATAATGGGGATGAAAACATAGTTTATCAAGATGGATTTTTCTTAGGAACTGTTAATCAAAGCGGTGCTATAAAAAAAGCAAACACAGTTTGGATGGGAACTTATGCCGGACTCACCGATAGTAATCACAATTTCCCAGGTAGAATTGGTGAATTTCAGATATATAATAGAGCTTTAACTCAAGGTGAAATTTGGAGAAATTACCACGCAACTAGAGAGAGGTATGGGCGTTAATGGCTAATTCAGACAAAAATATAGTTATAACTCCAAGTAGAAATTTATCTACAGATCCCGTTATAACTTTTACTGGATTTTCAAATTCTCCAGTAACATTAAAAGTACCAGACAGTTCTGTAGCAACATTAAGTTTTGAAACAAATACAAATAAATTATTTAAAATTGACTCTAATTTTTCTACTGGATCAATACTAAAAATTGGAGATGGTTTAAATTCTGGATCTATAGAAATACCTTTGTTCGGATCTATAGAATTAAATAGAACTGTCGTAATTAGAGGAAAAGGATTGCAATTACCTACGGAGAGAGTCAATAATTTGCCTAATCAAAAAGAAGGATTATTAGTTTATGATGATATTGATAAGACTTTAAGATTTTCTACAAGCACTACTTGGTTCCCATTACCAAAACAACATATTTGGAATGGTTTAGTTCAATTTATTGATGCAGGAGATCCTCGTTCATATCCAGGTAACGGAAATATTTGGTATGATTTGTCTGGAAATGGAAATGATCTAACTTTAGGTCCATCTGTTTCTTTTATTAGTAGATTTGGGGGAGTTTTTAGATTTATTGAAGATACTAATTCGTTTGCTAGAGGAAATGGACCAAATCTTAGTAGTTCGGATAACACTGTAATAACTTTTTCAAGAAAAACCACCGGTGGAAATGACGGTAGAGTTGTAACTGCCTTAAATAATAATTGGTTATTGGGACATCATGATAACACTTTTGGAGATTATTATGCAGAGGGTTGGGTTCACGATATTGTTTCACCAACTTCTGATACAACTTGGAGGATGTATGTAGGAAACGGAAATATTACTTCTGATGTTTGGGAAACATATCAAAATAATAGAATTATTGCTTCAAATGCTAATGGTTCCCAAGGTCCAAATGGTTGGAATATAAATCAACAATATTCACAACATTCTTTATCTGAAGTCGCTTTGGTTGCTTGTTGGAATAGAGTCTTATCTGCTTCTGAAGTTGAACAGTTTTTCCAAATGTTCAGAGGTCGTTTTGGTCAAAATCCATGATGTATTTAATTTTTGTAAATAAATATCTTTTAAAGAGGTTATAATATAAATGGCAATCTCCGTTGGAAATACTTCCATTATTACTAAAGGATTGATTCTTTATCTAGATCCTTCTGCAACACAAAACTACACTCTTAGTAATGTTGAAGTACTTGTAGTTGCTGGTGGTGGTGGTGGTGGAGCTAATCATGCCGGCGGTGGCGGCGCGGGCGGACTGCTGTACATGAACAATTACGCAGTTACTACTGGAGTAGGAATTACTGTAACTGTAGGACTTGGTGGCGCAAAATCAACTAGTCATACTGCTGGACCAATTGGAGGTACAGGACAAAATTCAGTTTTTGGTGGACTGACTGCTAATGGCGGCGGAGGAGGAGGAAATAGAAGAGACTCTGGCACAGCAGGATTAGAAAATGGCGGCGCCGGCGGATCTGGCGGCGGTGGCGGCGGTCAGGGTGCAGATAATAATCCAACAAGTCCTGGGGGAAGTGGAACAGTTGGTCAAGGAAATCCTGGCGGAACTGCTTCATATCATGCAGGAGCAGGAGGCGGTGGAGCTGGAGGAAGAGGATCAACTACTTATGGATCTTTGGGTGCTGCTCAGGGAACAAATTTTCCGGGAGATGGTGGTCCTGGTTTATGTTTTAGTATCTCGGGTTTTCCTCAATATTATGCCGGTGGTGGTGGAGGCGGAGGATTTATTGGTGGATTTTATGCTGGAAAAGGTGGTATGGGTGGAGGAGGTGATGGTCAAATTAACGGAACCCAAAAAGTAAATGGAACTCCAAATACTGGCGGTGGCGGCGGTGGTGCAAATGGTGGTGGAAATAGTAATGGCGGTGATGGTGGATCTGGAATTGTTATTGTAAGATACCCTGGTCCACAAAAAGCCAGTGGAGGAAATACAATCACTCAAGTTGGTGGGCATACAATTCATACCTTTACTTCAAGTGGTACATTTACTCCGCTGACTATAAACCAATTACAATCACCTTTTTATGGACTACAGGATTTAAGTGGACATAACAATTCTGCATATCAAAGTGGAGGAGTTACATATAGTGCTCTTAATGGTGGAGTTTTACTATTTGACTATTCAAATGACCAGTTACTTACAAATTCAATGCAAAATTATTCCTATGTAAATGGGATAACAGTTTCTGTATGGTTATACAATGGAGGGGGAACAGGGCTTTATAGAGGAGTGGTTACTAATGGAACAGTTGCAGATAGAATTGGTGGATTTGATTTAAGATATGGAAGAGAAAACTATTTTGGTGGAGCAAATAACGGCACAAAGTTAAATTGGAATGTAAAAAATCTTTCATCAACTACAGTACAAGTTTCTGCAAATGCTAATGTAAATGAATGGCATAATTATGTTGGTACTTATGATAATAATACTGTAAGAATATATAAAGACGGTGTTTTGTTTAATAGCGCAAACGGCCCAGGAGGACAACTTAAAACAATGGCAGATAGCACTACAATAGGTAGATCTCCAGGAACAAATGAATTTTTAGATGGAAGACTTGGCAATGTCATGATTTACGATAGGGCTTTATCTGAATCGGAAATACTTCAGAATTTTAATACTCAAAAAGAGAGGTTTGGACTATAATGGCTAACGCAGATAAAAATATACTCATAACTCCAGCTACTAATACTAGCAGTAAACCACAAATAGCTTTTACTGGTGCTGGAAATTCTTCCATCCAATTGCAAGTATCCGACGCATCAACAACAGATCTTGACTTTGTTGGAGCGGGAGGAACAATTTTCAGTATAGACACACAAGTTGATTCGGGCTCCATACTAAAAATTACAGATTCTGATGGTATTCCAATCATTGAAGCTGATGATAGTACAATTCAGGTTGGATCAAAAAGTGGTTCTGTAGTTATCAATGGTCAAGGACTAAAATTACCCGTATATGAAACTTCTCAACTTCCACCCGGTAAAACTGGAATGTTGGTTTATGATAGAAGTGTAGATTCGCCAAAATATTTTAATGGAAAAACATGGGAATTTATTTTTCCACCCGATGATTATGGTCCTGGCCAAGGGTGGTCTGTAAATCAGGGCGCAGACGGTAGAACATTCATGAATTACACACATAATGGAATGACACAGTATAAATCAAATACTGGCAATCAAGGCGCAACAAACGAATCTACCGCTTTAACTTGGATTAGTGGATGTCCCGGTTCAGCCCAATTTGCATACCATAGCGGACATCAGGATACATGGTGGCCGATGTATCATGCAATAAATGTTAGTGATGATCCTAGAGGTAAAGTATTAAATAGAATTGATTGGCAAACTCATGTTAATGCTATCGGCAATGTTGATATGTTTGGGAGTAATCAACTTATAACCGGTGGTAATTACACTCAAGAAAAACTTTGGACACATTTGGGCAGAATTCATTTTGGCGGCTCTGGTGGCGGCTCAACAGATTGTACTGTTTATACAAGATATTTTAATCCAAATAATTGGGGTTATCGTTGGTACATGATTAAAGGAGTAGATAATAGTGCTAGTGCTCAAGTTTATCCAATTATTGGAGCCCGTGGTGGTTGGGCAATGTACCGAGTAAGTTTAAGTAGACATTTTTCAACTTAAAATGGAAAATTATATTGTAGAATGTGGGGTTGAAAGTTCAATTGAAAATTAAGACCCGGAGCAAAATTCGTTTTAAGTAATACTCAATTTTTAGATTGGAATCATGAATTACCAGCGCCAACTTGGGATGAGGTTATGGAACAACTCAATAAAGACTTAGAAGAATATAAGAATGCCGGTGGAGAAATCATTACATAAATTATAAATATCCTTAGAAGACTAGGGGTATTTTTTTATGGCGCAACCATCTAGTAGAGCGGAGTTGAAAGAATACTGCCTCAAACAACTAGGAAAGCCAGTTTTAGAGATAAACGTAGACGACGATCAAATTGATAATTTAATTGATGATGCAATTCAATATTTTCATGAGCGTCACTATGATGGTATTGATCGTGTATTTTTAAAACATAAACTTACTCCTGCAACTAAGACTACCTTAGCACAACCTATAGTAGCAGGAACTGCAACAACCTCTCCAAATATTGTAGGTGCTGGATTAACATCTTTAAGTTACGTAGAAGGTGTAAATTATTTACCTTTGCCTGATTCTATTATTGGTGTTAATAATATTCTTAAGATAAATTCTAGTACAGTATCTGATGGACTTTTTAATATCAAGTACCAATTATTTTTAAATGATGTTTATTACTATGGTGCATTGGATCTTTTAAATTATTCAATGGTTAAAAGATATCTAGAAGATTTAGATTATCTTTTAAATCCATCTGCACAAATTCGTTTTAATAAAAAAAATCATAAATTATACTTAGATATTGATTGGGCTCAAGTGGGCGAAAATGAATATGTTATTATTGACTGTTATAGAATAATTGATACAGCTAATACACCAAAACTTTACAATGATTGGTGGTTGAAAAAGTATCTTACTGCACTTATTAAAAAACAGTGGGGCCAAAATATGATTAAATTCAATGGTGTTCAACTTCCTGGTGGAGTTCAACTCAATGGAAGACAAATATATGATGATGGAGTTGCAGAAGTAGAAAAGTTAGAACAAAAATTGAAAGAAGAATATGAATTACCACCATTAGATCTCATAGGCTAATATGTCACCACTCAATTCTTATTTTTTACAAGGATCTCCGAGTGAGCAAAGACTTATTCAAGATCTAATCAACGAACAACTTAAAATGTATGGACAAGATATTCTATACATGCCAAGGAAAATTGTCGGTGAAAAAACAATTATTAAAGAAGTGGTTGCATCAAAGTTTGACGATAGTTTCCGAATAGAAGCCTATCTAATGAACTATGATGGATTTTCAGGTAATGGTGACTTACTAACAAAATTCGGAGTTCAATCTAAGGATGAAATAAATTTAGTTATTTCAAAAGAAAGATATGATGATTTTATTTCACCTTTATTAAAACTGTGGCCACAAAATGAAAGAAAAGTTGCATATAGACCACAAGAGGGAGATTTGATTTGGTTTCCTCTTGATGAGTCTTTATTTGAAATTAAATATGTTGAACATAAAAAACCATTTTATCAATTAAATGAACTTTATGTTTATGAATTGAGATGCGAAAGATTTGAATATGAAGATGAAATTATTGATATATCCGAAGTTGATCCTACAGGCATTGAAGTTAATGAATCAGTTAAAGACCTTGGAAATGTTTATACTATTCAAATGGTAAGTGCTGGAGCAACAACTGCAGTGGCTTCAGTGGGTTTTGCAACAACAAACGCTTCTTCAAAATCTGTTCAATATATTGATTTAATTAATGATGGATTTGGATATAATTTTGCTCCAAATGTTTCAATTTCTACTGCAGGAGTTGGAGGATTGACCGCAACAGCCGTTGCTATTATGACAAGTAGATCAGTTAACCAAAAACTTGCAATTGATCGCATCTTAATTACTAATCCTGGATTTGGATACACTCAACCACCAGTTGTCACGATATCTGGCGGTGGCGGACAAGGAGGAATTGCAACTGCAGTTATCAATACCGGAGTATTAAAGATAATTGGTATTTCTTCTGGTGGGGTTGGATATACTACAACACCAAAAGTTCAAATTACTGGAGTTGGTGTAACAAACAATAATTCTAAGGCTGAAGCATTCATTAATATTAAAGGACAAGTAAGTCTGGTAGCATTCTCCAATGCAGGTGCTGGATATACAATAGTTCCTTCTATTAGTTTTACAAATCCAACTTCAACAACATTTGGTGATTATGATTACAATGAAGTTGTTACTGGAACAAAAACTGGCACCACAGCCTATGTTAAAAGTTGGGATGCCGCAACTAGAGTTCTCAAACTTTCTGTTGTTGATGGTAACTTTGCAAAAGGCGAGTCAATTGTCGGAGCAGCAGCAAGTTATAAAGTATCTACAGTGCAATCAAATGAATTTCTAGATGCTTATGCAGAAAATATTCAGATTGAAAATCTAGCTGATACCATTTTAGATTTCAGTCAACGAAACCCATTTGGTGAATACTAAATAATTATTACTCCTATTTAACTTGTAATGATATCAAATTATTTTTACCACGAAATATTGAGAAAGACCATTGTGTCTTTTGGTACACTTTTCAATGATATTAAAATTAAACATAAAGATAATGCAGGAAGTGATTTTAGTATCTTGACTGTACCAATTGCATATGGTCCAGTACAAAAGTTTTTAGCGAGAATTGAACAAGTTCCAGATTTAAAAAAGAGAGTTGCAATTACTCTTCCTAGAATGGCTTTTGAAATGACTGGTATTCAATATGATTCAAGTAGAAAATCCAGTACAATGCAAACATTCAAAGCATTGGATGGAAATGAAACAACAAAAGCTTTTATGCCTGTCCCATATAATATTAATATTAGACTTTCAATTATGTCTAAATTAAATGAGGATGCATTACAAATTGTAGAACAAATTTTACCATATTTTCAACCACATCTTAATTTAACTGTAGATTTAGTTTCAAGCATCGGAGAAAAAAGAGATATTCCAATGATTCTTGAAAGAATTACAATGGACGATCAATATGAAGGAGATTTCACAACAAGAAGAATTCTAATTTATACTTTAGATTTCACTGCAAAAACATATCTGTTTGGCCCAATTGGTAATGGTAGTGATGTTTTAATTAAAAAAGTTCAAGTTGACTACTATTCTAATACTGATAAAATTAATGCCTCTAGAGAACTTAGATATACCGCAGAGCCTCGTGCATTAAAGGATTATAATAATGATGTAACAACTGTTCTTTCAGAAAATATTTCACCAAATATTACAGAGTTTGATGTTTCCAGTGCAGTTTCTCTTGTGGAAAAAATTTATATTCAAATTGATTCTGAATCAATGTATATTCGTAAAATAACCGGAAATACTTTATTAGTTAATAGAGGTCAGGATGGCACAGCTATAGTAGAACACTCAAGTGGAACTGCAGTTAATGTAATTAATGATGCAGATGATGCACTTATAGATCTTGATGATGATTTTGGATTCAGTGAATCTCGTTATGATTTTGCTGATGGTAAAGTTTATAGCACCACTAAAGGTGTTGATGTATGAA